GTGGATTATGTCAGACAGTATTGTTAACTGAAGCATATTCTTTGTAATGCTAATCTCCCATAACTGATTATTAAAAAGGTTATTGTGGCTGTTTGAGATATAATGACTTAGGACTATTTGACCAGTTTTTACCTCCTTACATTGCTGGTTTAACATGGAAGTCTTGCCAGAATAAAAGGCTCCGTTTACAAATAGTTTACAGTGATGGCTTATTTCAAAGTTTGTGTCAGGGGGAAAAGAAAAGATAATACATATCCTATTTATATCAGGGTAACTCACCTTCGTCAAGTAGGATATATCAAGACAAATAAGGTATGCAAAGCTAAGTTTGTTCGGAATGGTGATATAACAGACCCTTATATCATTAAAGATGTGTATGTCCAAATAGAAACTTATTTGGATCGTTTGAATCGTGTCAATACGGAAGGATGGGGTTTGGAGAGGGTTATGAATTTTCTTAAGAATGACCGGGACTCTATTTCGTTTTCTGACTTTGGCCGAGAGTTTATCTTGAAAATGGAGAATGAAGGCCGGGGAAGAAGTGCGAAAAACTATCTGTTAGCTCTTAAGAGCATGGAGAGTTACTTTGGTAACCCAAATATATCTTTTTCCGATATAACGTCCTTTTTTCTGAAGGATTGGATTTCTTCTATGAAAAACAGCAGGCAGAAAAAGAATGCCTATCCGAATTGCGTGAAAACCATGTTTAGGGCCGGATGCGATAAATATAATGACTACGATACCGGTGAGATGCGCATCAGGCATGATCCGTTTCGTGTGGTAAAGATACCTCCTAAGAATATTGCAGACAAGAAGGCGCTGCCGGTAGATGTTCTCAGGCGTTTTTTTGATGTTGATATTACCTCTTTGAAACCAAGTAAGCGAGGTATGCCACCAAGAGCATATATCGCCAAAGATGTATCATTGTTGGTGTTTTGCCTGGTTGGAATAAATACGGTGGATCTTTACAATTTGGGCAAAGGTTGTTATAAGGATGGAAAACTCTGCTATAATAGAATGAAGACAAAGGGGCGGAGAGCTGATGAGGCCTATATTGAGATAGAGGTTCCGGATTTAGTAAAACCTTTGTTTCTTAAATATCAAGGAAGAGGGGACTGGCTGTTTAATTTCAATGAAATATATGCTTCGGATAAAACTTTTAATGATTGCGTGAATAGAGGAATAAAGGATATTGTGAGATTGGGTGGTTTACCTCCTGTTTCTACATATTCATTCCGGCATTCTTGGGCTACAATAGCTCAGGTTGTTTTTGAAGCAGGGCTAGATGTTGTTGGGTTATGTCTAAATCATGCGTCTCCGCTCCGGGTTACGGCTGGTTATGTAAAAACAGACTTTAGTATCATTGATCGTTTAAATATTAAGATACTGAGGTATGTCTTTGAAGAAAAAATAAAAAAAGGCGGAAATAATTTGTAGATTAAGAAAAAGCCTCTATATTTGCGGTTGAAATAGCGAGTTGGATTTTGAACGAAAGTTTGAGGTCCAACTTTTTGTGTTTATATATATTGTCTTAAACTTTCTTGTAAATATCCGATAAATAACCACTTACCTGGTGCCTTCCATAAAATTAGGCACAATGACAATATCTGTTTCAAAAAATATGTTGCTTGCGAAATTGCAGCAACTTTCTCGAATAATTCCGTCGAAATCTACGACTCCGATAGTATGCAACTACCTGTTCGAAATAAAAGATGGACGGTTGTTTATTACGACTGCCAATGACGAAGGCAGGATTACGGCCAGTTTGGAATGTATGGCAGAGGAAGATCTTTCAATCTGTGTTCCTGCCTCCATTCTTGATGGGCTGAAAACATTGCCGGAGCAGCCTCTTGATATTTATATCAATCCGGACAATAAATCGATTCTTATTAAATATTATGGAGGTAAATTCGAGGTCGTCGGATATGATTCGAAGCCTTTCCCGCAAAAGAAAAAGACAGAGATTCTTGACGAAATCCGGACTACGGCGGAAGAATTCAATAACGGTATCTCCAAAGTGATCAATTTTGCAGCTGCAGACGAACTGCGCCCTATTATGAACTCCGTATCTATTGAAACGGCTCCGGGAGAAATCATCTTTGTTTCTTCTAATGGACATGGGCTTGGTTTGTTTAAGAGAAAAAAACAATGTTGCACAGAGACCTGTTCGGTAATCATCAGCCGACAGATCGCATCTGTTTTGAAAGGGCTGATTCCGTTATCTGAAGAAGAACTAACAATTAAAGTAGGAAGCGATTGGTCGGAAATCTCTTTCGAGGATTACGAAATTTCTTTTCGTAATGTGGAAGGTCGTTATCCCAATTGGCGGGCTGTTGTTCCGAAATCCAACAATCTTGAACTGAAAACGGATACCAAATTACTATTGGGAGCCATAAAGCGCACTTCTGTATTTTCAAGTAAAGTATCATGCCTTATAAAGTTGAGTGCCCGTTATGATAAGCTTGTTGTATCGGCCCAGGACTTGGATTATTCCACTTCTGCGGAAGAAACCATTCCGGTAGAATTTGGAGAAAGGGAGTTTATTATCGGTGTGAAAGCGACTTTGATACAAGATATGATTTCTTGTATTGACGGCGATCGTTCGATACTTTCTTTCGGCACTCCCAGTACCGCTATTCTCATTGCCCCGGAGAAGCAAGCCGAGGGCGAAGAACTTACCTATTTATTAATGCCCATGACAATCCAGTAAGTTATGAAAGAGTTCAAATCAGATAGTAAAACTGGTAAAGAAGAATATGAACCTGATTCGTCAGAAATTGATAGCATAAATGATTTAGTTGAATGGAATATATAGAATTTCTAAGAAATAAGATGGCTATCAGCCATCAAACAGGATTTGAATTTAATTCGGAAGAAATTACCCCGACATTATACCCTCATGTAAAAGATACCGTTCGTTGGGTGGTTGCCGGTGGATGCCGTGCTATATTCTCCAGCTTCGGTATGCAAAAGACAGTCACCCAGCTGGAAATACTTCGGGTAATCTTGAACCATAAAGGAGGCAAGGGATTGATCGTTTGCCCTAAGCGTGTGGTAGTCGAGTTCCTAACACAAGCGGAACAACACTTGCACATGAAAGTAACCTATGTCCGAACTATGGCAGATGTGATGATATGTCCTACCGACATCATGGTAACAAACTACGAACGTGTGCGTGATGGTGAGGATGGAGTGAGAATAGATCCGTCCTATTTTACTGCAACTTCATTGGATGAAGCCAGCGTGTTGCGCGGATTCGGCACCAAGACCTATCAGGAGTTTCTACCGTTGTTCTCGGGTGTCCCTTACAGGTTTGTTGCTACGGCTACACCTTCGCCAAACAGATACAAGGAACTTATACATTATGCTGGTTATCTTGGTGTGATGGACACCGGACAGGCTCTTACTCGATTCTTTCAGCGAGACAGCACGAAGGCGAATAACTTGACACTTTATCCGCATAAGGAAAAAGAGTTTTGGTTGTGGGTATCTACATGGGCGTTGTTCCTAACCAAGCCTTCCGACCTCGGTTATCCGGATACTGGCTATGAGTTGCCAGAACTCCGCGTACATGAAGAGATTGTGAATGTGGACAATTCTACGGCTGGAGCTGATCGTGACGGACAGGTGAAAATATTTCGTGAGGCTGCTCTCGGACTTGCTGACGCGGCAAAAGAACGCCGAGATAACATGCAGGAAAAGATTGCCCGTGTGGTAGAGATAATCAATCGCCCGGAAAACAAGGACGACCATTTCCTTTTATGGCATGACTTGGAAGCTGAACGGCAGGAACTATGCAAAGCGATTCCAGGTTGTAAGGCTGTCTATGGTTCACAAGACGATGAAGAAGCCGACAAGGTAATATCCGACTTCAAAGATGGCCGGCTGAAATACCTTGCAGCTAAACCGGAGATGCTTGGTGAAGGTCTGAACTTCCAGTATCATTGTCATAAAGCAATCATGTTCATTGACTACCGCTTCAATGATAAGTTCCAAGCGATAGCCCGTATATACCGCTTTATGCAGCAGCATCCCGTTGATCTCTATCTGGTCTATGCCGAAAGCGAGGGTGAAATATTTAAGAGCTTCATGCAGAAATGGGCACAACACCGGGAAATGGTCGCAAATATGACTGATATTGTCCGGCATAACGGTTTGTTCGGTTTGCAGGCCGAGGAAAAGATGATGCGCTGGATGTTCGCCAGTCGGGAAGAAAAATCCGGCAAGTTGTGGAAAGCAATCAATAACGATAATGTATTGGAATGTCAGAAGATGGAAAGTAACTCTGTAGATCTGATCGTAACCAGTATCCCGTTCTCAAATCATTACGAATACACGCCTACATACAATGACTTTGGGCACAATGAAGATAACGATAAGTTCTTTGAACAGATGGATTATCTTACACCAGAGTTAATGCGCATTTTGAAACCGGGTCGGTTGGCCTGCATCCATGTGAAAGATCGTGTTTTGTTCGGCAACGCCACGGGGGACGGTATGCCAACTATTGACCCGTTCAGCGAAATGACTGTATTTCATTGCATGAAGCATGGCTTCCGATATATGGGGCGCATTACGGTCGATACTGATGTGGTGAGGGAAAACAACCAGACCTACCGTTTGGGCTATACCGAGATGTGCAAGGATGGTTCCAAGATGGGAGTCGGATGCCCTGAATATGTATTGCTATTTCGCAAGTTGCCTACCGATACCTCACGTGCTTATGCCGACCGGCCTGTTAAGAAGGACAAGAGCGAATACTCGCTGGCCCGTTGGCAGATCGATGCCCATGCAAGTTGGAAGTCTTCCGGCAATTCATTGTTGTCATACGAAGATATGAAAGGTGCTGGAATAGATAAGATTCGGCATTTGTTCCGTAACTACGAACGTGAACATATCTACAACTATGAAGAGCACGTTTCATTTGCTGAAGAGCTGGATGCATACGGGAAACTGCCAAAGACATTTATGGCCGTTGATCCGGTAAGCAAAAAGGATTGGATATGGGATGATGTGGTTCGTATGCGGACGCTTAACACCAAACAGTCGCAAAAGAAACGACAGAATCATATTTGCCCTCTTCAGTTGGACATCGTTGAAAGGCTGATTGAACGGTATTCAAACAAAGGCGAATTGGTATTTGATCCGTTTGGTGGTATTGGAACCGTCCCTTATTGTGCTGTCAAGTTAGGCCGTAGAGGTCTTTCTACGGAACTTAATTATGACTATTGGAAAGATAGCCTTACTTATTTGCGTGAGATTGAAATGGAAGTCGAGGCTCCTACTTTGTTTGATTTGATGGGAATTCCTGAAAGAATGACTGTATAAATATGCCAAGAATTAGAACTATAGTACCGGAATTTTGGGAAGATGAAAGGTTTTCGAACGTATCTCTTCCGGCTTGTCTGCTTTATATAGGCATGAAAAACTTTGCTGATGATAGCGGTGTCATTTTAGCTAATGAAACTATCATCAAGTCGAAAGTCTTTCCTGCCCGCGAAGATATTCGTAAGCAGCAGGTTTCTGGGTGGCTGCAAGAACTGATTGAAAACTCTATCCTTGTACCTTTTACATTCGAAAACAAAAGCTACTACGTGATGGACTTTTCCAGTGAGCGCATCGACAAACCGCAAAAGTCAAAAATTCCTGCAGAAGTAATAGAAAACGTTCTTTCGGGCAAAAAACAAAGCAATTCGGGAACATTCGCGAATAATCCCGAACAGTCGGGAATGTTCGAAACTACTCCTGCTGGAAAGGAGAGTAAAGGAGAGGATTGTAAAGGAGAGGAGGGTTATACGCGCGCAGGCACGCACAACCCTGACCCCGAACCGGAGAAACCCAAGAATGAAAATTTTGAGAAGTTCAAGCAATGGATTGCTGCGAATGCTCCTAATGTGGCTAAATTGAAAGAGCCGTTTACGGAAGAACAATTCGAACGGATAAAGCGAGATTTCCCGCTTCAGTTAATCCAGGACACTCTTGTCTCGATGCACAACTATCGAGAGTTACTCAAAAAGTACGTTAGTGCAAACCTTACGTTCCGCAAATGGGCGAAACGTGATTTAGAAAAATATCAAGATGAACAAACAACAAGCAATACAACTGTTGTCACAGATAGACTCAACAACAGGCGTACTTCCTCCGGAACTGATGCCGAAAACAAGAGACGCGAGCGTGAGCATCTTGGGCACCTTGCCGATGCCATATTACAACAGTCTGCGGCCCAAAACAGTAAATGACGTGTTTGATAGCCCAAGCTGCTCTATAGCGGCTATGAACAAAGAATTTGGAGAGACGCATCTTCGTGGATTTATGGTAAAAGTCTTGAATGATTTGATAGATTTTTTCAATGTCGGAAAATCGATCGGAGCGGTGCAAGTCGCACAAACAGTTGATCTGATTATTGATGAATACTATTTCTTTAAGCCTGATGATTTCAAGCTATGTTTTAATCGGGCGAAAAAGGGATTGTATGGAAAGGTTTATGATCGGATAGACGGGGCTGTTATCTTAGAATGGCTTGGCCGGTATGAGAAAGAAAGGGGGTCTATGGCCATGGATGATAGTATCAATAATTCCAAAAGCTGGGATATACCGGAAGGCGATAGGACTTCTAAAACATTGGAACAGGCGTACCATGAGTTTAGGAAGTATGATTTTGAACGAAAATATAAGGTGTGAATATTTAAAAACAAGGAACTATAATGCAAGAAAATAAAATACAGGCCGGTAATACTGAACAGGTTTTACTATCAAAAAAGAACTGTCACCGTGCATTAAAAGTGGTGAATATAGTGAACCCAGAACAGGGTGAATGGCTTTTTTCTTGGAGAGGGAAAAAGTTAAGAGAGAATTTAATGCATTGTGACTATGCACATATCGCAATTCGAATTTCCGACAACGAGGAAGTTGTTATTTATGACAAAGACTTAGGCTTCTGGGCTGTTACAGAGTGGAAATACGATGTCAACCTTGAAGAACTTTGGAAATGCGCTTGTGACGCTTTTTATTCTACGAGTTTCAACCCGGAAGAGCGAGCCGCTCTGTATATTCGTGATTACGAAAAGGAATTGAATGCCGACCTTGAAAATATGCCGGAAAATGAGAAGGAGCACTATATTACGAAATACAAAGAATGGGTTCGTACTTTATTTTACAAACATTCTCGTATAATGAGCGTCATGATAACAGGGCCAGCCTGTTTCCCTTCAAGACGAAATGAAAAAATGAATAATTATTATGATGGTGCTGTAAATGATTTTAATACATGGAGAGAAAAAGTACTCAAGGCAATAGCTCGGAGGATAGAGGAGGCAAAACCGGAAGAACAAAAGAATACCGAAGAATGGCTTTCTGTCAAAAGTGAGATTGACAATATTGCATCCACGTTGAAAGATATTGATACGGGTGTAAACACATATAGCTACCGACCTTTATTTGTGTCAAGCCTGTACGGAAAGCTAGAACGCATTGCCAACAACGGAAAGGTTGATGTAATAGTCAAATCAACTGAATATATCAAAGAACTCAACGAAAAGCTTCCGAAGCCTATTTTTACTAATCGTCATAAATTCTGGAAGCTCGTCGAGCTTGCCAATCAATCAATTGTAAAGCAGGCCGAAAGAGAGAACCAAGAAGATGCGGAAATATTTTTCGATGGTGGCCGGGTAATCAAAAACTATTCAGAGGATAGATTGCAGATAGTTTTCGACACAAAGCCGCAGCCAGACGTTATTTCAAATCTCAAACATAACGGTTTTCGTTGGTCACCCCGTTTTTCTGCATGGCAACGCCAATTGACGAATAATGCTTTTTATGCTGTCACTTGTGTGGTCTCTGTTACCATTGAACAATTGATAAATGAATAGTTAGAGCAGATTTATCCTTCTAAGGTATAGGTCTAAATCAACGTAATTTAAAGGTTTGTGCTGATAAATATAAGAAAAAAGTTCAATGTGTAAAGTACTTTTTCATCGGTAGAACCAAGTATTAATCGTATATTTGCATTAAAATGAAAGAGATGAAATATAAACTACATAGTGATGTTTTTCCCCATTATATTAAGTATATGGGATCAAAGACTAAAATTTTACCATTTGTTATACAAGGAATTGAAAGTGTTTATCGAGGGGGAAAAATATGTGATCTATTTGCTGGTTCATGCTCGCTTTCTGGTGCATTAGGAAATCAACTACCTATTATTTCAAATGATATTCAGTATTATTCTTCTGTTATAGCAAAAGCATATCTTACAGATTGGAATAATCAAGATGTTTTATTAGAAGATATTCTGTTAAAGGCTAAAGAATACCATCACAGATATTATAAAACATTGGTTTTGGATTATTTGTATGCATCTGACATGACATTAGAGGATTTTAATAATGTTGAAATAAGAAGTCAACAACTGATTAATTCCCAGTTTAATAACGATTGGCATCTATTTACAAAATATTATTCAGGTACATGGTGGAGTGTTGAACAATGTACTTGGATAGATTCTTTGCGAATGGCTATTGAATATTATCGTAATTCATCTGTATATAATACTCTTCTAAGTTGCCTTATGTATGCTGCTGCTTACAATAGTCAAGGAACAGGACATTATGCTCAATATCGGGATGCCAAAACGGAATCTGCAATGGCTGATATCAAAATATATCGATCAAAAAGTATTCTGGAATATTTTGTACGAAAGGTAGAGGACGTGTTGGGAAAGTTAAGGACTGAACCTAATCATTTTAGCCATAAAATAATTGCAGAAGATTATATAAGTTGTTTGAATAATTTAGAAAAGAATATGACTGTATATGCTGATCCTCCATATTGTTTTGTGCATTATAGTCGTTTTTACCATATTTTAGAAACTATGGTTCTTTATGATTATCCTGAAATACAGACAAAAAATGGAATGTATGTTAAAGGAAGGTATCGAGTTGATCGACATCAGTCTCCGTTCTGTATTCGAACTCAGGTCCAAAAAGCTTTTGATGATATGTTTTCTGTAGTGAAGCAAAAAAACAATTCGTTGGTGCTTAGTTATAGTGATACAGGTATGATATCTGTTTATGATTTGGAACAAGCAGCATTGAAATATTTCTCAAAATCACAAATAGAACTTTGGGCTATGGATTATAGTCATATGACTATGGGGCGAAAAAATGATTGGAAAAGAGATGTACAAGAAATGCTTTTACTGATCAAGAATAATAAATAGGATAATACCTTATTCCTGTTATTTTGCTTAAAATCAGGAATAAGGTATTTGGAGTTTATGAATTTTCATCGTATAATTTATCAGATATACCAAATACTAAAATGGGACAACCTCCCCCGCTACCGCCTTCAATTCGCGGAGTTAATTTATCCATATGGGTAGTAGAAGCTCCGTATGATGTCCCTTTTCCTAATTTATTAAAGATATCTTGTAATTTTGAACAGCGTGTAATAATAATAGCAACGCTTATAGCTCCTCTCTCATGTAAAAGCCTATAATTATTTAGATCTCTATCATAGAAAGGATCTTTGTTATTCCATTCAATATCAAGAGCAACACGATTTTTGTAACAATCTATTTTGTGTGTAGGAGTGTCATGTTTTTCCTCATCAATGATAAGTTGTGTTTTAAACATTTTTTCACTCCACCCCTTTTTATATAAATAGGAATCAAGTGCTTCTGAAATAGGACTTTTTCGCCCTCCAGGAGCGATTATTGCACTTTTTTTTAAGGTAAAAGCACTTAGCATTTCTACAACTTCATTGTATTCTTCGGGGAAGTCAACATTCAAAATGGCAATGGCATGCCTATATTCATGAACCTCATATTTATCAATGAGTTCAGGAGGAAGATTTTCTATACTCATAATGATAATTTTGATATTAATTGTTTACAAAGAAAATAAATAAAAGTCTTTATACAAAATCAAATATGGATTAAAAATAAAAATATGGTGATTGTATATTTTGTTGCCGAATAATTTACTTGAAATGTAGTGATATATATATAAGATGATTCTTGGTTATTCGCTTATCTGTCGAATAGAGCTTTAACAAATTGAGTAGGGATTGATAAAGAGATAAGTATCAGTGATGTAATCAGATTAGGCTTAGTTATGAAAGATGTTTTTTAAACTAAGTGAAACATCTTTCTTTTCTTATATATCTTAGTTAAAATGGGATATGAAGGAACATTGTTGTATTATCTGTAATAAAAAGACTGTATCAATAATCAATACAGAAGAAGGACCGGTTTGTTATAATTGTTACTCTGATAAAAAGATTCCTCCTAAGTCAAAACAGCATCATGACAACGAAGAAGCTCGGATTCAGTCGGAGTTTTTCAGCAAGGTTCCTTTATTTTTTCCGAACTTACCGGATCGACTTCTTTTTGCAGTCCCGAACGGTGGTAGCCGACATAAAATAGAAGCGGCTAATATGAAGCGCCAAGGCGTTAAACGTGGAGTGGCCGATGTAATCCTTCAGATACCGAAAAAGGGATATGCTTCTCTTTGTCTAGAGTTCAAGACATCTACAGGTAAACAGTCTGCAGAGCAAAAGGAATACCAACGCCAGGTTGAAATGGCGGGTAGTAAGTATGTGATTGTTCGGAGCGTGGAACAGGCTATCCGGGAACTGCAACTGTATTTAGGTTAATAGATTTCTCCTGTTATATTTTAGAATAAAAGTTATGGCTGAATTGAAGTATGACCCTCGGAATTATCGTATCCACACAGATAAGAACAAGAGATTGATCCGTAAAAGTTTGGAGGATTGTGGAGCGGGACGTTCTATCCTTTTCGATAAGAATGATTGCATTATAGCTGGGAATGGTGTGTATGAGCAAGCGCGAGAATTGGGCTTACCGGTTCGAATTGTGGAATCAGATGGTACAGAATTGATAGCTATCAAGCGTACCGACCTCTCAACAGAGGATTCTCGGCGTAAGGCGCTTGCCCTAGCTGACAATTATACCTCTGATACGTCTGTATTTGACTTTGACGCGATTGTTGAAGATTTTGGTGCCGATGAGTTGGACGCTTGGGAGTTCAACATTGATGATTTGAATATTGATGATGTTTCAGTAAACGATGTAAAGCCAGATAAGGGACGCGTCGGTAGCTTGAAAGAACGTTTCATTATTCCTCCTTTCTCAGTACTTGACTCTAAACTTGGAAACTGGCAAGACCGGAAACGTGCCTGGCTTGATCTCGGTATAAAGAGTGACGATGGCCGGGAGAAGGAGATTACATTTAACCGATCAGCACAACCACCCCGAGTATACGAAGCCCGTAACGTAATTCGTGAAAAAACAGGTGTCGATCCGTCGTGGAACGAACTACAGAAGTATTGCCGGGATCATGGTATCCCGTTTATGGATGGAACCTCGATCTTTGATCCGGTACTGTGCGAGCTGGCCTACCGGTGGTTTAATATTCCCAATGGTTGTATCCTGGACCCATTTGCTGGTGGCTCCGTTCGTGGTATTATTGCATCCATGTTGGATATGACTTATTTTGGTATTGATCTAAGGCCGGAGCAGATCGAAGCCAACTGTAAAAACGCTGCTGAAGTATTAGGGGATGAGTTCGGCGGGAAAGGCGGCCATAAGTTCGCTCCTCTGTGGCTTTGTGGAGATAGTGTAGAGATAGATGCCCTGGCAGAAGGTTATGAGGCAGACTTGGTTTTTAGCTGTCCTCCGTATGCAGACCTAGAAGTGTATAGTGATGATCCAGCAGACCTATCGACGATGGATTATCCTGAGTTCCTGCAAGCGTATAAAGAAATCATCCGGAAGAGTTGTTCACTGTTGAAGCCTAATCGATTCGCCGTGTTTGTAGTAGGAGAGGTTCGCGATAAGAGTGGTGTGTATCGGAGTTTTGTTCCTGATACGATCGCTGCGTTCCAGGAAGCAGGCTTGCATTATTACAATGAGATGATACTGGTTAACAACATAGGTAGTCTGGCTATGAGAGCCGGAAAGCAGTTTAGTAATAGTCGAAAGATTGGTAAGCAGCATCAAAATGTGCTTGTATTCTATAAAGGGGATCTGAGTAAGATTAAGGAGAATTTTCCCGAACTTGATTTCTCGAATGATGATTTGTTTAAGGAAGATTGATAAATTTGGCGAATAACTAAAGAAAAGGATATTCGCCATGAAAATAAAATTATGTATGATTTATCGTGAAGTTTTAGCGAAGAGATTAGAACGTAAACGCAAGCAGTTAGTGGAGTTGGAGAGACAGATAAATAGTGAAGGTGTTTCTTCATCGGTGGATAAGCGTAAATATATTGAGTTGAAAGCTATCGTGAATGAATTGGAGAATTGTCTTGATATGGCAGATTCTATGTTTAAATTTAGTAAGGAAGAAAAAGGAGAGTAGTATTTAATGGCAAAGTATAGTCAAAAATTAGTGGATCGGATTTGTTCTCTTATTCGGGAGGATAGCTATACTATTGCCGAAATCTGTGATTTGGTCGGTATAAACAAGGATACTTATTATACTTGGATGAAGACGAAATCCGACTTTTCCGACTCTGTAAAAAAAGCGGAGGATGCACGGATGCAATTCTTTGTTGCCGAGGCCCAAAAGTCTTTATTAAAGAAGATTCAAGGCTATGAGGTAGAGGAGTCGAAGATCACGTATATCGATAGTGGGAAGCCTGTGGTTGATGAGAATGGGAAAGAGAAGCAGAAACCTAAGATCAAAGAGAAAACGATAGTCAAGAAGCATATCCAGCCGGATACTGCTGCGATCATTTTTACTTTGACAAATGGAAATCCGGATCGTTGGAAAAACAGACAGGATTCTAACATTAGTGGGCTTACTCCCGTAAGTAAGTTTGAGAGAATGACTGACGAGCAATTAGAGGATTTTATCTATGGAGAAAAACAGAAGAGAGATATTGTTGTTGATGGCGGAAGCGGCGGATGTGCTAAGACGCCGGAAGGCGAAAAATGATTTTTGGTCATACTGCTTGTATTATGATCCGAAATTCTTCTCGAAACGCCTGTTCTTGAAGAAGGTGGCGGACGCTTTCACTCGTGTATATGAATCGTATGTGTCGGGTGTGATTCGTCGGCTGGCCGTCTCCATGCCGCCACGTGCCGGGAAGTCCTATATATCATCCTTGTTCATTTCGTGGATGCTTGGCCATTTTCCGGAAGAGTCGGTCATGCGTAACTGTTGTTCCGATACACTGTATAATAAACTATCTTATGATACACGCGACATTGTCCGCTCTTCCCGGTTCAAAGAGATATTCCCGGATGTGCAATTGCGAGGGGATAAACAGAACGTGCATGGCTGGAGCTTGGAAGCTGCCCGGCAGGTGAGTTACTTCGGGGCTGGTGTAGGCGGTACGGTAATCGGTTTCGGTGCGTCTATGTTGGCCATGACCGACGACTTGTATAAGAGTTTGGAAGATGCACTATCTGACACCAATAACGAAAAGGTCTGGTCTTGGAAGCAGGGAACACATGATTCCCGTATCGAGGGAAACTGTTGTTCGATCGACATTGGTACACGTTGGTCGGCTACGGACGTTCTTGGTCGTATGGAGGAAATGGGGAAGTATGACGAGATTATCCGTATCGCAGCCCTGGATGAGAACGACCACTCTTTTTGTGAGGATGTACATACGACAGAGTATTACCATGAACTACGAGAGGAAACGGACGATTCCATCTGGTGTGCCGAGTATATGCAGGAACCGATCGAGGCTATTGGGTTGTTGTTCCCAAAATCAGAATTGAACCGCTTCAAGCTGGCAGATATCGAAGGTAAACAGCCGGATGGCGTGATCGGTGCTACCGATGTGGCCGACGAAGGAGACGACGATTTCTGTGCACCGATTGCCAAAGTATTCGGTACAAAGTATTTCATTACCGATGTCCTGTTTACGAAAGAC